TCATCATTTGATGAACAAAATCGATGTTATTACTGGATATGTTGAGATGTCTAGTATTTGTAGTGTTCCTATTAGTTTCTTAGTATTTCGTGGTCAAGGTATAAAACTCACTAGTTATGTAGCGAAGAAATGTAGAGAAAAGGATACATTGATGCCTGATTTGGATAAAGTTACCGATGCGGACGGTTATGAAGGTGCCATTGTATTGCCACCAAAATGTTCGATGTATATGGATAATCCCGTAGCGTGTGTTGATTATTCATCTCTATATCCATCGTCTATGATTAGTCAAAATTTCTCTCATGATAGTAAGGTTTGGTCCAAAGAATATGATTTGAAAGGTAATTTAATAAATATCAGTGGTGAACGCGACACGAAAGGTGGATTTCTATATGATAATATTCCTGGATATCACTATATTGATATCGAGTTTGATACTTATAAATATCTAAGAAAATCGGAGACTGCTGCTGCTACAAAAACGAAAGTAGGCAAAATGATATGTAGATGGGCACAATTACCAAATAATCAAAAATCCATTATGCCATCTATTTTGGAAGAACTATTGAAAGCAAGGTCGGATACTCGTAAAAAAATAAAAACCGAAAAAGACCCATTCATGCAAAATATTTTAGATAAAAGACAACTCGGTTATAAGGTTACCGCGAATTCGTTATATGGTCAGTGTGGTTCTAGAACATCTACGTTTTATGAGAAAGATGTCGCCGCTTGTACAACGGCTACAGGTCGTATGATGATTATTTATGCTAAACGTATAATTGAAGAAGTTTATGGAGATATGGTATATGAGACAGCATGTTTCGGGCCAGTTAGAACAAAAGCTGAGTATGTATACGGCGATAGCGTAGCTAATTATACTCCAGTATATGTAAAACATAATGAAAAAATAGACATATGTACAATCGAGCAATTGGCAGAAAAATATGGAAAAGATTGTTGGGTTACTTGTAGAGAAGAAGGTAAACAAGAAAAAGAATTCTGTGAATTGTATGGGGTTGAAAGTTGGTCAGAAAGCGGTTGGACGAAATTACATCGTGTTATAAGACATACACTCGCTCCTCATAAAAAAATGGTAAGAATTTCTACAGATCAAGGTTTAGTTGATGTTACAGATGACCATTCGTTATTAGATGTATTTGCTAATGCTATTACACCAAAAGATGTTACAGTTGGGACACCTCTTCTACATAATCCTTTGAATGATATTTGTATTCATAATCCATATGTAAAAAATGATTCTATTTATATTTATCATTGTCAAGATATTATTAAAGCGGCAAAATATATCAATTATCTAAATAATAAAAATCATTTTGAATATCATATTGAAGCAGGAGAAGATAATTCTGTTATCATAATACTTGACAAGACGAAGAAATATAGTAATAATATTAAAAAACTGCAGGAAATAGAATATACCGGTTTCGTATACGATTTAACAACTGATAATCATCACTTTGCTGCTGGTGTTGGTAATATGATTGTTCATAATACGGATAGTGTATTCTTTACATTTAATCTAGAAAATCATAAAACTGGCGAAAAAATACGTGGAAAACCAGCATTAGAAATGACAATTGAAATCGCACAAGATGCCGCTAAGTTATGTAGTCAGTGGTTGAAACCACCTATGGAATTATCTTATGAAAAAACATTAATGCCATTTATTTTATTATCAAAAAAGAGATATGTTGGTATGCTCTATGAAGAAGACCCGAATAAAGGTAAAATGAAATATATGGGGCTTTCATTGAAACGTCGTGATTCGTGTGATTATTTGAAAGATGTCTATGGCGGTATTCTCAACATCTTAATGAAAGAAAACAATATCAAAAACGCCATCGACTTTTTAGAAAAATCACTCCTCGATTTGATTGAAAGTAAAGTACCGATGGATAAACTCACTATAACGAAGGCGCTACGAGGTTATTATAAAAATCCGAATACGATTGGACATAAGGTTCTAGCAGATAGAATCGGTAAACGAGACCCTGGTAACAAACCAAAACCAGGTGACCGTATGAAATTTGTATTTATCGTGAATGACCAACCAAAAGCACTCATGGGTGATAAAATAGAAACCCCTGAATTTATTATACAGAATGGTTTGAAAATCGACTATACACACTATATTACAAATCAATTGATGAAACCGTTACAACAATTATTCGGTTTAGCATTAGAACAAATCTGGGAAATACAAAACAAAAGACCTGCTATCAAAACGTATCGTAAAGAAATAGAACAATTAGAACATGAAACACCTGATATGGAACAATTCATGAAAAAAAAGGAAAAATACTGTTCATTGAAAATAAAAACGCTATTATTTGATAAAATATTGAACCGAATCCATAATGAAAAAAATCGCATACAACCTATTACCATGTTCTTTGGTAAACGATAATAAACCCATGGTGTAAATAGTTTTTGTAAATATATATAAATATTTTTTTTCATTATTATATAGTATATTCTAATAATGAAAATATTATCCGATATGGTAAAAACACATCCAGAAAGGAGCGGATATAAAAAAATATTATATGAACAGCATTTAGAACGCGTAAAAAACAGCAAACCTATAGTTGATACGGGTCCTCCGAAAGTCTTTCCTTATGATAGTCGATGGAAATTGAAAGCACACGCCGAAAAAAGGAAAATAGAAATCGAGAACAATCTTTTAGTAAACCGTATAATAAAAAACGACGAAAAAAATGTCGATAATGAATTAGATACATATATAGAAGATTATGCTTATTTCAAACGTAAAATGGCTATACTGAAAACCATTTTTGATACAAATCTACTGAATCAACAAAACAGAAAAATATTCGATAGATTATGTAACACGAGGTCTTGTTATGATCGCAAAGAATGGGAAAATGATTATCAAAAACGTAAAAAAATTATAAAAAATATGTCGCTCTATCCAGAACAATATACAAATTGTTAATCATAATCTGGCATTAAATCGCCCATTCCCATATAATTATCAGAAGCATCATAATATTCATCATAATAAAGTGGTATTTCTACGCGATATATTAAATTATCCGATGAATCTGTATAGTTACGCATATAAGATGCTAATATTTCATCCAATGTTCTCGTTGTTGTATTCAAAATATTGTTTACTATTTGATTTACATTATTAGCACTAGCAATTGGGGTATTTTGTTCTATTCTATTTACAGATGAGTCTCTAGTATATTCATCGTGGATTTCATCTTGGATTTCATCGCGGATTTCATCAACATCATCCTCTGTATCTGAATCGCTATTATAATTTATTTCTGTTCTGTTGATAGGATTTCTAGAGATGTCATCGTTTGCTACATAATCACGAATATCATAACGACAGACCGGACACCGGACATTACGTGTGAACCAATTTCTCAATGCGGTTTCTTGGAAAATATGACCACATGGTATGATTTGTCGAACCATATCGCCATTTTGAAACTCGTCTAGTGTTATTGGACACGAACTGTTCATATTAGCGGAATTATCTGAAAATTCGATATTTCTAGTAGCATTCGTAATTTGGGATTGAGAAGGATATACTACCACATCCCGTAAATTATTGAATAACCCCCTGCCTAATCTATTTATAATAGGACGGTCCGAAAATAAAATACTAGTATCAGTATTCAAAAGATTATTAATAATACTAGGTATTTGTGTAGTTTGTCTTGTTTGTTGGTTCTCAGATACAATCGGTCGATTATTGACAGGGTTTCTTGGAGTTGTTTGAAGAGGTCTCAATGTAAATGATGTTCTATTATTTGCGGGCTGTCTTATATTATACATAGTAGTTCTTGCTGTGCGCGATGGCTGTGGCTGTGGTTGTGGACGTTGTGGTTCAGGTTCCCTTTGTAAAGGTTGCGTTTGTTGAAAATATTGATTTTGTGTATTTTCAGAAAATTGTGTTGTATGTATAATATTCAAAAAATTCCTTATATTTTCTTGATACTCACGCATATTTGTGTTGTATCCGACTAATACGTCTCGTAATGCGTGTATCATTGACATGTTCTCAACATAATGCTGATTATTGGATTGTCTAGGAACATTCTGTTCTGTATGAAGAGGTTGGGTTTGTTGGTTGTTATCTACATAATTGTTTATTATATTCTCAATAATTCTTTCTAACATCAATTCATTCGAACTGGTATTTACTAATTCATTCGATGACATGGCATTTTCATTATTATCCATGATTAAATATAATATAAAGCGGATTATCTATATATTGTTATACATAAATTAATATTTTACGAATGGATTTATCAAAATACAATGGAAAAGGATTGACTGGTTTAGAAAATTTGGGTAATACTTGTTTTTTGAATTCTTGTTTACAAGTAATAAATCATACCTATGAATTACACGCTTTTTTAGATAGCGAATCATATATCAACAATACCAAACTCAATCTCATCGATTCATGTATGTTGAAAGAATGGAATGATTTACGTAAAGTCATGTGGAGTGGTAATGGTGTTGTTACACCAAAAAAATTTGTTCATAATGTACAACAAATTGCTGTTTACAAAAAAAAAGATATTTTCACAGGTTGGGCACAAAATGATATGCCTGAATTTCTACAATTTTTTATGGATTGTTTACATAACAGTATTTCGAAGAGAATAAATATGAAAATAAGCGGTAAGGTGAAAACCCCCATCGATGAAATAGCAGTCCAATGCTACAAAATGCTAAAAAACACATATGCGAATGAATATTCAGCAATAATGGAGATTTTTTATGGATTATACATATCGGAAATTATTTCAAAAGACGGAAAGATACGTCATGTATTGAAACCCGAAAGTTATTTTATATTAGACTTGCCAATATTAGAAGGCAACCGAATGGCTAATAATTTGTATGATTGTTTTGATATTTTTATCAAGCCCGATATATTGGAAGGTGATAATGCCTGGTTTAATGAAAAATCCGGAATGAAAGAAGACGTAGTAAAACAAACATCTTTTTGGAATTTTCCCAAAGTTTTGATTATTATGTTGAAACGATTTACTCCAGATGGCACGCAAAAAATTAATGAACTTATTCATTTCCCATTGGATAATTTAGATTTGTCAAAATATGTACGCGGATATAATGCTGACACACATGTTTATGAACTTTTTGGTATTTGTAATCATATTGGAGGTGTAATGGGAGGGCATTATACCGCTTTCGCGAAACACGCTGATAAAACATGGGTTCATTACAATGATAGAAATGTAGAAATTGTTGAAAATCCAGAACAAATTATCACTCCGATGGCTTATTGTTTATTTTATCGTAAAAAAAATAACTTGGTATAATATATTAGTTTCTTAAATACATGTTTGATTTTTTGAAATATTTCGGTAATAATAAAAAGTATGAAGGACTCACTGATGCGTCCTTGAATATCAACAAAATAGCTTCTGATGTTTCTGGAAATGTTGATTCAATAAAAAAAACAGAGAATAAAGTAAAAGATACAATTGACAAAACAAAAGATGATTCGAAAAATACAACGGATAGTATCAATGAATTAGCAAAAGCTATTTTCAACAAAACAACTATGATTCTAGTTGTACTATTTTTAGCGATATATTTCATTGTATATTTCATTTTAGGATTCTTTTTGAACAAAGGTGGTGAATCTACTAATTTTCAAACCAAAGTTAGTCGTACATTTGATATTTTCATTTTGATAGCGTTATTGATTGTAGTCGCGTTATTTTTTTATACTTATTCGGACAGTGAAAAAGAAACGGTTTTCAATGATTTATTCAAAAATTTGAAAGATTTTGTCGATAAACCTAGTTCTATTTTTGTAACCGGTTTTTTGATTATTGCCTTGTATATTATTCTTTATTTGTTTCGTATTCCAATGACCAAAGAAACAAAACCTTTTTTTATTTATTTTATTGAAAGTTTAGCATGGATTCTATTTCTTATTATTGCTTTTGTCGATTTTTTCAAATATGTTCTCGGTATTTCAATTACCGATATGTTATCTAAGCTTATGAATCCAAAAAAAGATGACGATGATAAAAAAGATAAACCTACACCAAAACCCACCGATACAAACGAAGTGTTCAATATTTCTAATAATTTATATACTTATGATGACGCACAGGCAATATGTAGTTCTTATGGAGCAAAACTAGCAACATATGACCAAATAGAAGATGCTTATCAAAATGGGGCTGAATGGTGTAACTATGGTTGGTCAGATGGACAAATGGCGTTTTTCCCTACACAAAAAGCGTCTTGGACAGAATTACAGAAATTTCCAAAACATAAAAATGATTGTGGTAGACCAGGCATAAATGGCGGGTATATTCATAATCCATATGTAAAATTTGGTGTTAATTGTTACGGTAAAAAACCAAAGGCCAATCCACAAGATTTATCCTTATTGAAAAAAAAAGGTAATAATTTGTTCCCTAAAAGTGAAGCCGATGTTGCTTTGGACAAAAAAGTCGAATATTGGAAAAAGAATGGTGATAATATGTTGAAGTTAAATTCTTTCAATAACGTGAAGTGGAGTGAATTTTAGATGAATATCGATTGATATATTAGAAAAATATTATATCAATTATTTTTTCGATTGTCTTCGTGTTTTCGATTTTTCCTTTGGTTTTTCGTCATCTTGTTTTTTTTTATTTTTTTTTGTTTTGTATTTTTTTTGCTTTTGAGCTTTCGTCAAAACACGTACCTTAGATAATAATTTATCGAATACATCTTCATCTATGACTTGTTCCGAATCTTTTGGATTTCTTTCTTTTATTTTCAAACCTGTATATTGAGAACATTTCACAGGCATATTATAATTATATACCAAACCAATCGGTATTGTCATCTTTTCTAGCGATTCTACTTTTGTGACAATAGATATGTTATCATGTTCATCTAATTTTCTATTCCCACCTAATATCATTTTTTCTTCATTTGATTTTTCTATGAAATTTGTTATAGGAAAACCAGCAGATATGATTTTTTCAGTATTATTATAGTCAAATGTATTATAAATATATCGTTCAACTATAGATGGCATTACTAAAGACATTTTGATTGTTGTTATATATTTTACATATATTTGTAAATCGTCTTTATTTTTTATTGGTAATTATTTTTATCTCTGGAGAACTAGTTATTTGACGATTTTCTTTCAAATATTTTATTATATAATCTACATGTGACTTGTCTGGTATGATTTTTGCTAAATTTGTTTCTATATATCCATAAGTAAGTGGTGGATATTCTTTTTTTTCATAAATTCGTAGTTCTCCATTTGTTGTACCTATTTTTGTCAGTGAATTCTTTTTTGTATATTCACAAATTTGTCTGGATAGTTCAGTTCTTACTTCCCGCATTGTTTTTGTTTTTTCATTTACTACTTTTAATTGAGATTCAACGAGAACCCATTTTTGTACATTTTCAATAAATTCTTTTTTTTCTGTTTCCGGTGTTTTCGTAATTTGATTTTCGTTTGACATAATATTAGTTTTTACTAATATTATATATTTTTATAAATGTTTATACATTTTTATACATACTCTCTTTTACATTTCATTGATTTTTTTGCGGTTTTTTTACCTGATTTTTTACCTGATTTTTTGACTGGCATTTTTGGTTCTTTTTTCATGGACATTTTTCCGGATTTTTTAAGTACAGATGCTTCTTTTAAAGCTTCGCCATAACTATACTTTTTATTTGTCTTACGATGTTCGCGGAAAATTTTTAAAACAAATTTGTTCCATTCGGTTAATTTACGTTTTCCACCAGTCATTTTGTTACATAATCCTTCTGGTGCTGATGCGGCTGATTCTGGAGCAGCTGGTTCTGGTGCTCCTCCTTCTAATGTTGTTGGTGGTGTTGGTGGTGTTGTTGTAATATCCATTGATTTGTTTTATATAATAGTATCATATTTTAATTATCTATATTCGAATATCTATTATTTTTTGCTAATAATCTCAACAACAAAAACAAATTCGCTAAAATGATGAAAATCAAAAACACATTATAAAAACAAATGAACCAAATATATACATAAATTTCGTTATAAATAATATTCACGATTGGTTTTATTATTTCTCTTACTTCTTTACGTATATTTTCACTATTGAAAAATTCAATACAACTATCTTTTATATTTTTCATGTTCTCGAATGCTTCTAAATATTTCGAATAAATTTTAGAAAAAAAACAAACGTATTCTTCATATTCGTAATATCTCATTAAGAAATTTATACAAAAATTATAAATAGGTTTTTGTCTTGATGAGTGAAATATATGATACTGACAAATCTTTCGATTTTGACAAATTAGTATTGACAAAGCCTAGTCTAATCGGTGGTGGTAATTATTTCATACGTTTTCTTATTAATAATAATCATCTTTATGTACAACCGCCTAAATGTATAACCAAACAGGGTTTCATAAAAACTGGAAAACGTTACTATATTGATTTGATGTTTACTAATGAGAACGAGGAATTTATCAATTGGATGGAGAATTTAGAGAATCACTGTCACCAATACATCTACAAAAACAGAGCGAATTGGTTTGATAGTGAAATGGAATTACATGATATTGAGAACTATTTTACATCGCCGTTGAAATTGTTCAAATCCGGTAAATTCTACATAGTGCGCGTGAATGTTACAAATGCTTTAGGAAAACCGAACCTGAAAATCTATGATGAAAATGAAAAGGATGTGAGTTTAGAATCTATCAATGATAAAACCAATGTCATTTCTATTTTAGAAATACAAGGTATACGTTGTTCTACAAGTAGTTTTCAAATTGATATTGAATTGAAACAAATGATGGTGTTGAAACCAGATAATTTATTCGAACGCGCATTAATAAAAACAAAAAATACAGATATGAATAAAAATACTATACCTTCTGATACTATCGATAATAAAATAGAACAAAATAATTTAGGAAATTTCATCGACCATCGAGAACCTGATAATATTGAAAATGAAATCAATGATAATTCAGAAGAATCAATCGATTATAAACCGAACGTTGAAAAAGAAGAAATTATGATTCAAACTCGAGAACCTCAACAAGAAGAATCCCAATCAGAAATGTTTGTTGACACATCGAATCAAGAGCCGATAGATTATGAAACAAATGAATCCTTCGTAGAAACTGAATTGCCAATAACGATCGATGGAATGGAGGAAATTGAATTTAATTTAGAAGAATTACCAGATAGTGATACTATTGTAATAAAACAAAGAAATGACGTTTATTACAAAATGTACAAAGAAGCAAGAAAAAAAGCCAAACTAGCTCGTGATTTAGCACTTTCTTCTTATTTAGAAGCAAAGAAAATAAAAAATACCTATATGCTCGAGGATATTTCAGATAGTGATGATAGTGATGTGGATTTCGATAGTGATAATGAATATGATATGAATGAAAAAACTTTTTAGATATGCCAATTTAATGTGAAGTATTTTAGCAATTTTAAAACAAATCAAAATAAAAAATAATTTTATCCACCGATTATATAAATAGAATGTTTAAAGCTATTCAATCCAAACTTCGTGGTCTTCCAAAATTATTCAAAAAGG